AACGCGGGCACATACTTTGTTGTAGTGGCTGATCAGATTCCAACCGACCGACCACCTCGGCTCTTTCGCTTCCGAGCCGTTGATGAATTTTCTGATCCAGTCGGCGGACGTGCCAACGGTTTGCGCTACTTGCGCGTATGCAGCCATCCGAGAACCTGTTTGACGTTCCGCACGTTCGACCAGCGCGTTCGCTGCCGATCTCGTGAGTGCCATTGTTGATGCTGCGTTACTCATTGGCGATTTTTCACCACTCTTTGGTTCCACTTGAACAATCCCTTCATGCACAGTTGCGACATGAAGGACGACACTGACGAACTCGATACTTTCCAACCGATCGGCCTGGCCGCCGCTCGGGTGGTGTCAAACTTGATTAAGCCTTGCGAAATTTCCGAAATGTCTGATAGCGCCGAGGTTGTATGCGTATGCGGCATCAGCAGGAGTTGCGTATGTTCCAAGATGGACGTAATGCCTACCGATCATCAGACGGGCGACGTAGCGGCCTCGTCTGTTTCGATAAATCCCCTTAAAACCACAAGCCGATCCATAGTAACGCTTGTTTGCGTTGTTCTCTCGGCTCGTCGCTTCGCGCAAGTTCGCTATGGCGTCATTATCTCGCCGCCCATCAGCGTGATCGATAAGCTCGGACGGCCAACAACCGTTGCAGTAGAGCCACGCCAAACGGGATGCGCGATGGAGCACGCCATCAACACGAATGACGACATAGCCCTGTTTGTTCTTACACCCAGCTTGAGCCCCGATCAGGTCGTTCCGGTGGCTGACCTTGCGTCGGAAAATCCCCGATTTTGGTTCATAGTCGAACAGGTATCTCAACCGCTCAGCCGTGAGAGAATTGTTGAATTGATGAGGCATCTTCAACACCTAAAACTTGCAGAACAACAGAAAGTAGATCGCGACGGTGATACCCACGCCAGTCGCACAGATCAGGAGAACACTCGCGACAACGGCAGCGATATCGATCAGCGCCGAGCAGCAACGGGATAGGAATGATGAATTGCGCGAAGCCCCCTCGCGCATGTCGAGACGCGAGCGGTCGGACGTTGCCCCGTAGGCCGCTCGCGTGCTCTCGTTGTGGTAGGTGATCAGCATGACGCGCTCCGCTGCCTTCGGACTTCACGGTCCAGCACGGTACGAATGCCGCCGGTCACATATGCGAATGTCAGTTCGTCGAGCCCGGATTCGGAGGTGGAAACCATCGCGGCGGCTTGTCCAATCGCCGCGATAGCTTCCACCTCGTCACCCCCAAGCGGGCCGGAAAAGACGAACGGATTGGCGAGGCACGAATAAAAAGCGCCAGCGCTGGCCGGCGAGTTGGCGCGTGGTGTTGGGACTGAGTTTTCACGCGCAAGGGAGAGGATCATGACGCCTCCGGCAGTTTCGGAAGCGCGAACCAATGAGTGGGGACGAATTGAGCGGGGCTTTGAACCAACGAGCCAAGCGCATTGGCATAGGCATGCGATTGTGCTTCCGGCTCGAAATCCCATACCGGCTTTTGAGTCCTAAGGATTGCCATGCGCCGTGACCGGCCATTAGTGACAATCACCGGAGTATCGAGCGGGACCGTGCTGATAGGTTGCCAGCGTCTCATTATCGTGCCCTCGGCAGCAGCGCCCATGCAAAAGCAAACGGCAGGATGGCAATGCCAATGGTGGAGAGAGCGTCGATCATGCGGCCCTCCGCGATTTAGACCGGGAGCGCATGAAGTCTCTGATTTGCTTTTCAGTCTCGGGCCAGATGCGGCGCCCATCGCGGAGCCGATCGACAAGCCGACCGTTCTTTACTGCGAGGATGCCAAATCGGTGCGGGCCGATGCCGTTGGCCTGCATGAATTTCTCGATATCGGTGAGGAGATCATTTCGCATGAACCGTCACCTAACACGCTTTAGCGTGCTGGTCAAGACACGCTATAACGTGCTCCGCCCATGCTGATAGCGTGTTACAAGTTCCGCATGAATAAGGATTGGTACTCGCGATTCGTTGAGATGATCGAGAAGGACGGTCGCGATATGAAAGCGATCAGCCAGGCCGCTGGTTGTGGGCCGAACTACGTCCAGCAGATGGTCCGGAACGGCAAGCGGCCGACCGTGGATCGGTTTCTCGCAATCCTAAACGTGCTCGGCAGCGCTTCGGCCATGTACGTGTTGACCGGCCACGAAAGGACGCCAGAAGACGATGAATTTATCCGGGTGGTCGCGAGCCTTGACCCGGAATTGCGGGCTGAGGCTTATCGTTTTTTTCGCGCTTTGAGAGCAAAATCAGGTGGTCAAGAGCCAGCCGCCGGTCCCCGGGGCTAAGGCATCTCCATTCGTCGAATAGTGCCAACAGTTCGTACACAATTGCGCCCCGCGTTCCCTATTCGTTCATGCAATCAGAACGTGGTTAGAAATTCAAGGATCAGAATCCTAAAATTAAAGAAACTCCCAAAATATATGTTTCGAAGATCGTGAAGATAAAATTCAAGTTCGCGAAAGGTGTCCGCCATGCCCACCAAAGCGCCCGCTCCGCCTTCCCTAGATCCCATCGAAGCCTTGAAGCACATCAAGACACTGGCGCGGGCCGCGCTGGAGAGCGGCAAGAACGATATAGCCCAAGAGCACCTAGAGATGATCCTGGCGCTTGTGGACAAGGCGCTGCCGAGACGACGGCGGACGGACCGCCATGGGGATTAGCGCGGGCGTGGAGGACGACACGTGAGCGACAAACAAGCGCAATATGACGCCGTAAATGTTTCCGACGCTCCTCAAGGTGCCGATGGCGTTACCGTCTCCATCAAGGCCGATGGCGAAGTGATGAACCTCACCATACCGTTCGATCTTTTGGCAGAAATTATCAGGAAGGTTCGCCGTCACGAGGCCGATAAGACACCTTCCGGTAACAGCCCGCTAGGTCATCCCAGCACAGTACAAACGTTGGTAGCCGCAGGTCAGGCCCAGCCGGTTGGCTCGGTTGAGTGCGCTCTGGTGATAGAGACAGTTGAATTAGGTAGAACTGTTTTACAGGCTGGTCGGGCTCAACTGGTGTCGCTGCGGGAACAGATCGACAAAACCCTCGCGCTTCAAGGCGGGCACGGAACCGTTCAATAATCCATCGCAAAAAACGCATAGGCCCCGCCCCGCCCCACAGCGGGGCTTTTTTGTGCCTGCATCATAGGCCGGTGTGCGGTGCGGGACAATAAAAAACACGCTATAGCGTTTTTCGTGCTTGCGTGACACGCCATAGCGTGCCATAACTACCCCATCAACCAACGCACCGATGGGGCAAGAGCATGAAGGACGCGGCTTTCAAATCAGGCTTTGCAATTCTCGACGTGACCAAGGGTCGCGCGGCGCTCGCCAAGAAGATGGCGGCCGGCAAGAAGGTCCATGTCCGCGTCGATATGGTGATTGAGCAGCAGCACGGCGGCGACGATGGCACGTCCATCGAGTTCTCCGGCTCGGTGCTCTCGGTCAAGCAGTTCAAGCGCTGAACGGGGAGCACCGCCATGCAGCCGCGCATCAACATCATCGAAGATCACATGGTCTATTTCGTCCTCTGCGGCCCCGGCACTTGGATGCCGGAGCGCAACCTGTCGGACATGGATCGGGCCACCACGGTTCGGGACATCGCTACCGGCCAGTTCGAAGGCGTCGTCCAGGTTCTAGAATGCAATCCTGTTGAGGGCATCTGTCGGGACGTGACCGACGACATGATGCGGGATGCAGCGTTCCTCATCCTGTCGGACCTCGACTATGCCGACCTAAACAAATGGCAACGTGAATTCGTAGACGACAACGCGCCGGGCGCTCTCGCCAACCATCGCATTGAATGCCGGGCCGAGGATGCCTATCGCAACGAGCTGCTGCCCGGCCGCGCTGGATGGGGGCTGTGATGGCCGATCTCAGAGACTACACCGCGCATCTGATCGCGCATCAGGCGGCGCAAGAATTTCTGATCTGCCACGCGCGCAAGGAAGTCGGCAGCGATTGGGCTGAGTTCGCCCATAACCACGCCATCCAGAAGGTCAGGGAATTGGCCGCGTACCTTGGTTATCGGTTGGAGCCGGTCACTGAGGAAACCGCATCCACGGCCGATTCTGAGCTGTCAAACGTGGTTCATATCATCAGCCATGATCCTGAGTGGTCGGTTGATGTGGGGTGCTCGGCATGACCATCCACATCATCAACGGCATCAAGGTTCGCACGTCGTATTCGAACCCGCCTATCCCGTGGCGCAACTTCGACTGGTCTGCGGTCGATGACGACACCTATGACCTTGGCTGTAGCGAGATCGGATATGGCCCCAACGAGGAAATGGCCATTGCAGACCTGATGGAGCAGATCGAGGAGCGCGCGGCATGAACGCTCCCGACCTCATTGCAGACCAAGCGATTCTGACGGTGAGCGCATGGCAGAGACAAGCCCTCCCCTCGCTCGATGAAGCAATGCTGATGCTCTACCGCGAGCAGGCAAGGCGATGGGAATTGAACGACAACACCGACCAATACGAAGCGCGGCTTGATGCTGTGCGCGGGGAGATGGCCCGCCATCCAATCGTCAGGAAGTCGGAGAGCAATCATGTTTAGGGTGGGGCAGAAGGTGGTGTGTGTGGATGATACGGCTCACGGCCAATATTCACCGTTCCGACCGTCAGGGAAGAACCTCGAAGGGCTCAAAAAGGGCGCTGTCTACACAATCCGCTATGTCGGCATCTCACTCGGCGTTTCTGTCGTTCGGGTCAACGAAATAAAGCGCCGATATAACAACATCATTGACGGCGAAAACGTATACGCTTCGGCCCGCTTCCGCCCCATCGTTTCCCGCCCTACCTCTATTGCTGTATTCGAGGAGATCCTGCGGAAGGTGAATGCGCCGGGTCGGGTGACGGAGGTGGTGCGTCATGGCTGACCTCATCCCGGTTGAAACGAGGTGGAAGTCCGACAAGCCCTATTACCGATACACCTGCGTCAAGTGCGGCAACGAAGGCCGCAATACATATTGCGAGCCCAGCTACACGCAGATGATGGAGCGTCGGCTGTGCTGGAACTGCAATTATTGGATCGAGGAAGAAAAGCGGTACGAGAAAGAACACCGCACGATGACGATTATCGACGGCCACGTTTATGGCCCCGGCAGTCGCACATCAGGACCAATGCGCGGGATGGCTGGTCGCCGCTTCGATATCGAATATATCGAGCCGTCCGCATATGCAGGCCAGCGCGTTACGACGTTTGATCTATGGTCGGGTTCGACGATGCCCGATCACTTGAAGGCGCGATTCCCGGATACCGCGCGCTTCCTTGGCGGCGCGGAACGGGCTCAGGTCGGGGAAACGACTTGTTGGAATCCATCTGACCGCAAGTCGGAACCGTATCCGCTTCCCAACACGTTGAAGCCGAACGCCGCCTCTAAGTCTGGAGGCTCCGATGAGTAAACCCGATTTTGAACTCCTTCGCAGCAGCAAGGCAATCGCCTGCCGCCGTCAGGTGAATGGAGAATCCGGCGGGGCGACCATTCACTGCGTCGTTCTTGCTGATGGCCTGATCGTCGATTGCGGTTCGGATGGCTACGCCGAAGAACGCGCAAAGATCCTTGCCGACGCGGTCAACGCCTTCGGTCCTGACCGCTTTGCTTTCGGGAGGGCTGGCCGATGAGCGACCTCTCAGACCTCATTGCTCGGGTGGAAGCTGCGAGCGGGGCGGATCATCTACGCGTCCTTGATCTGTCCGCCGGCAATCGTGCGATCTGGTTCGATAAGTCACACCCGGACGCCATCTACATCGATATCCGTCCAGAGGTGAAGCCGGACATTGTTGCCGACAGCCGCTCCTTACCGGCGGGCATTGGGCAATTCGGTCTTGTAGTGTTCGACCCGCCGCACAAAAACAATGGCTCGCAGTTCGGGATGGCGCGGAGCTACGGATGCTTCAATCACGACCACATCCGTTCAACCATCATAGAGACGGCGAAAGAGGCGCACCGCGTCACGATTGAGAACTCACTTATGGCGTTCAAATGGAACGACCACAGCATTTCATTGGCGAGCGTATTGCACCTGCTCAATGAATATTGGGAGCCACTCTTTGGGCACGGCGTATCGCATCAGCAGCGATCATCATCAACATCGTGGGTACTTCTACGGCGCCGCCCCGCCATCCTCAAGGCCCGTCAGGCGTCCAATGGTGATCGCCATGCAGGGGAGAAGGGGGAGTGATGCGCCCCAAGGCACTCGATCTGTGTTGCTGTGCCGGCGGGGCCAGCATGGGCTTATGGCGAGCCGGGTTTGATGTTGTCGGCGTCGATATCGCGCCGCAGCCGCGCTACCCATTCATGTTCATCCAGGCAGATGCCATGGAGGTCCGATTCCAGGGCTTCGACTTCATTTGGGCATCGCCGCCTTGCCAAGCCTACACCGATATGAAGCACGCGCCCGGCGCCAAGGGCGATCTAAACCCGCGTTTGATTGAACCGCTACGCGAACGCCTGGCGGCGTCCGGCAAGCCGTGGGTGATGGAGAACGTCGAAGGCGCGCCGTTGCGTGACCCGGTTGTCTTGTGCGGCTCAATGTTCGGGCTCGGCGCTCAGGGCTGCCAGCTTCGTCGGCATCGCCTATTCGAGAGCAATTTCGATATTCCCGCGCCGTCTTGCGCTCACGATGATCGACCTGTGATCGGGGTTTACGGCGGCCACGCTCGGCGCCGGGCGAAGTCCGCAGGCGGCCGTAGTACGAAGGACGTTTGGACCGGCGGCCATAAGGCTGCGGCGTCGGAAGCGCTCGGCATTAACTGGATGACACTTGGCGAACTTAGCGAAGCAATTCCACCGGCATTTTCAGAATACATCGGACGCGCGGCGATGGCTGCGATGTCCTCGATCGCGGAGGCAGCGGAATGACGACGCCCGTAATGGATAAGACCGAGATAATGGCGCTGGCGGATCGGATCGCCGCGACTGATGCATACACTGCGAAAGATTTCTGCAACTGGCGAACGCCGCGAATGTATCGTTGCGACAAGCCCGACAGCGACGAAGATGTGCCAGTCATCTTGATCGCGGCTGAATATCGCGACTTGATCGCCAACGCCCTCCGTCTCGCCGCAGGTGCAAGCGCGGGGGCGTTCGATTTCCGCGCGCACTTGCAGCGTCAGCGCGAGTGGTCGGAACGTACATTCGGCCCCGGCCCGCGCACGAAAGGGGTCTGCGACCATATCCGCAATGAATTGACGGAGATCGAAGCCGCGCCGGATGACGTTGAGGAATGGATAGACGTTGCAATCCTGGCGCTCGATGGAGCATGGCGTACCGGAGCTTCGCCGGAAACGATCATCGTGCGGATCGTCGGCAAGCAGACGAAGAACGAAGCCCGCAACTGGCCGGACTGGCGCACCGCAGATCCTGACAAGGCCATTGAGCACGTTCGGGACGCCGCCCTCACCCCGGAGCCGGTGAAGGCCGGTGACGAGGTGATGCGGGAGGCGCTGACCCTTAGCCAATCCGTGCTGTCGCGAGCCTTCAACCGCATTCATTGCCTGCCGCGAACGTCGGACACAGAACTTGCGACGATGATCGAGGAGCGAATAGGAGCCAATCGCGCCGCCCTCTCGACGACCGCACCCCAACCCGACAACGGGGCGCGGGGCGCACCCGGCCACACCGATCTGATGGTTTCGCCTGAAAGCATCGACGCCTTCATGGAAAAGAACCCGCTGCCGACCGGGGCCAACCAACCTGATCCGCGTCTTGCTACTGTGATCGGAGGCGGAACTGAGTGGTGCGGCCATCACGTTTTGAAGTCGCTATGCCCCCAATGCTCGCCGCATCCGTCAGATACCGCCCCTGCGGAGCCGGTGGCCCAGCCTGTCCACCCGATCAAGATGCCTGAGTATCGATACCAGGAACTTGATACGCGCGGCGGCAACCTCACATACGGCACGGTTCTCCGACCCGTTCTCGTCCCCGACCCGAACAGCGCCAGCGGACAGCGAGTTGAGTATCACCCGCCGCGCTCCGTCGATGTGGAGGCGGTGAGCGACCGCCAGACATTCGAACGCATTCTCGCGTCGTTGCACTACGACGGCGCTGATCTGAACAGCTTGACCGTGGCTGAAATTCGGAGGGCGCTGTGATCGAGACAATCGCCAAATTGTTGTTCCTGGCATTCGTCGCATATTCACTCGGTTATGCGCACGGCCATGCGGCAGGACGTAAGGAGTCGCAATCATGAGCGCCAAGATCATCAAGATCAAACGCAAGCCACGCCCCTTGCGCGCCACGTACCAGCCAAAAGCGCCCTACGAGGTCGAGCGCGAGGATTGGGACGACGGAACGATTGCGTTCCACGTCACGGACATGCGGCCTGATACCTATCGGATAGTCTGCACGCTGAACGATGACGGCGGCTCGAATGCTTACGCAAAGCACGATGCCGAGCAAGTAGCGCGCGGGCTGAATCTGCTTGTTCAATACGGGATGGAGCAGTTTCCCACCGTCCGCGATGCCGACCTAGATGAGGACTTCGACCATGACGACTGACACCAAAGCGCTGTTCACACAGTATCGTCGCAAGCAGATTGCCGAGCTTCGGCCGTGGCAAACCGGCGACGATATGTCGGGCATCAGTGTTTCGGCAGAGGACACGAAGGCTGGATCGCCAAAAGCCGGCGACATGATAGCTCGCAATCCGAAGAACCACGCGGATCAATGGCTGGTCGCTGCGGCATACTTCGCTGACAATTTCGAGGAGACAGAAAATGAAGTTCCTGCTTTGCACAATCGCGGCGTGGTATCTAATCCCGTTCGTGCTGGTTCTAACGGTCGAACTGACGGCGGGTCCGGTGACGCCAGCGCTGGCGACGCTGCGAGCGGTTGTTTGGCCGCTGTACGTGACGACGGGAATCCCGCAGGGCGAACGAGCGTTGCCGGATTGAGCGCCACCCCACCGGCACCGACGCCGAGCGCGGGAAGGGAGAGGATTGCGCGTCTGATAGATGTCTTGCTCGCAGCGCAAAGCGAGTATGACGACGCATACGCGCATTGGACGGAACCAGCAGGCAAGGCGTTAGACAAAGCCCGCGCCGATCTGGATGCTGCCATCCTCGCCATCCTCCCCGACGCAGCCGCGATCAGGGCGGCGGCATTCGAGGAAGCGGCGGCTCAGCGGCCACTTGGGGATGTGTTCAACGAACTTGTCCGCCGAATGAACTTCGACGGCATGGATCCTCGCACCTTCACGCTCGGGGAGTTAGAACGCGCGATTGATGGCGCGGAGTGTCCGCAATGAACAAGCGGTCAGCAATCGAGGAAATGAAAATCGCGTCGGCAATCGATCCAGATAAGCGGATCGGTAATTGTGAAGGCGGATTCCCCATCACAGACGATGCCTGCGCAATATGCGGAGCGACTTACGCAGATAGATGTGGCAGACGCGCCACCGCCATTCGTGCCGCCGGGGAGAAGTGAAATGAAGCTGACGGATCAAGCGCGAGCAGTCGCAGGCGCGCTGTTCGGAATCATGAAACCGGGTGGCGGATCGCATTTAACTTTTCAGATGCGCGAAAGCCGGCCGACGAAGGAATGTCAGGCGGCGCTCGATGAACTGGTCGCGGCGGGCGTCATCAGTCGCGAACCCCTCAACCAATATAGCAATGGCGTCGTGTACACGCCGCTCGTCAATTGCTTCGATCATTACAAATGGTTGATGAGGAACGACAAGCGCCCCGATCTGCAAATTCGTATCGCCGAACCAATTGCCGGCCGATCCGCTCTCCAACAACGCGAAGGGGAATAGCAGCCATGGCATGGGATCACCGATATCGAATGCTCGAAGAAGGCGAGATCATCCGCAAGGGCGACGAATGTCTGACGGATAGCCATCTTGGATGGCAGCCTGCCAAACATGACATTGGCGGCAAAGCGCCTGATCCAGCGTACACCGCGCATCGCATGTATCGCCGCCTCAAGGAGGGCTGACCATGTATTGCGTCAAATGCGACCGTTGGGAGGATGACCAGATCGCGCTCGAATGCGGAATCTGCATACGATGCGAAGGGCCGTTGGTCGAGCCGGAAGATGACGACGGGCAACCGACCGAACGCGAAAGTGAATAGCATGGCAGAGGATTTGGTGAAGGCTGAGTTTTGGTCGAAGGTAAATAAGGATACCGGTACACAGTGCTGGCTATGGACCGGGCGCACGATCCGCAACGGTCGCGGTATCATGAGTATTTCCGGTCATACTCACACCGCTCCGCGCGTTTCTTGGTACATCCACCACTCAGTGTGGCCGGGTGATCGCTTCGTTTGCCACACTTGTGACGTACCAGCTTGTGTGAACCCGCTACATCTATTTCTTGGCACCGCTAAAGATAACGCCATCGACCTCGCCAAGAAGGGCAGAAGTCCGTTGGCTCTTAATCCTTCAGCGAGCTTCTTCGCAAAGCCAGAAAGCAATGCCTATCGGCCTCGTGGCGACAAGCATGGACGCGCCAAACTCGCGGAGTCTCAAGTTGATGAAATACGCCGGAGCATATTGAAGGGTGAATCTCAAAGAAAGATCGCGAGCCGATACGGCGTAACACAGTCGCTGATCTCGCGCATAAATAGAGGTGTAATATGGCAACAGACCTAGTTGATAGGCTGCGCGAGAACCACGAGGCGTTGCGCGGCCCTGACTACTACGAAGCCTATACCACCATCGAGCAGCAAGCCGCCTCGCTCGCCGAGAAGGACAAGGAGATAGAGAGGCTGCAAGCAATGTGCGCACCAGAAACCAACCACCCGACGCGCAACGTCGGGCTGCTTTATCAACAAGCCCGCGCCGAGCAGGCAGAGCGCGCGTTGGCAGAGGCGGTCGAAATCCTGACGATCTGGTCGCACGACGGCAGTTTGCAGACGTTCGAGCACCGGGAGAAATTCCGGAAGATCGCCCGCGCATTCATCGCCAAGCATGGCTCCGATAGCAGCACAGAGAGGTGAGACGATGGCCGATATTCTTGAGGATGCTACCCGATTAATAATCGAAGTGGACGCTGGCGTCGGCGACGAAGTGCAGTTCACAAAAATGGGCGACGGCCTGCTCAATATCGAAATTGACGAGCCTTGGGCCGGGTCTACTGAAACAGGTTTCGGCGCGACAGCGAGCGTTAGCCTCAACAAAGAGCAAGTCGCCCGCCTCATTACGTGGTTGCAGCACCCATGAATCAGCGAGCACTAGAACCCAGCGCCCTTGCCATGCTCAAGTGGATGCATGGCCCGCAAGCCGAGTTCGAGCACTTCGCACCGGGCATCAAAGCCGGACTACTCGAACAGGCACAGGAATGCATCATCGCATATGAATCGCACTTGAAGGCAGAGGGATTCGTCGTGGTGAGAGCCGAGCCGACAGAGGCGATGTGGGGTGGGCTGGCGCGCGATCTTGTGATGTGGGATCGCGGAATGCCGAACCAGTACGGCAGCACGCTTTACAAGCATCTACGCGCATGCGGCAGGCCGATACCTGACTGGCTCTTGGCCGAAATCCCCGACATCGATCACACCCCACCGAAAGGCACGGTAGCGGTCTGCATCTACCGCGCCATGCTTTCCGCAGCCACAACGGGAGAGAATGATGCCTAAATTTTGGGTCAGCAAGTACGCCATGACCAAAGGTATTTTTCCCGTCAATGGGGAAGTGTCGGAGATATCTAGATCGGTGCTGGTCGTCAAAGACACGTGGACCTATTACCTGCACGGCGAAGGCAAGGAATGGCACCGGACTCCAGAGGCTGCCGTTGCCCGCGCCGAGGAAATGCGGACCGCCAAAATCGCTTCACTCAAAAAACAGATAGCGAAAGTCGAAAAGATGACGTTCGCAGGAGCCGAATGATGCAAGTGACCGATGAGATGGTGCGGATGGCGGCAGAAGCACTCTGGAACTACGACGGAGACGGCCGGCCATTTTCTGATAGCTCTGATGAGCTAAAGGAATACTGGCTGAATGCATCTCACGCCGCCCTCACCGCCGCGCTTGCAGCTATGTGGCGGCCGGCGAGCGAGGCTGAGCCGAACAAGACATACCTACTCGGATGGCACGATTGGCGCGACCATGCATGGTGCACCGAAGTTGCGCCAGCCATCCACGGGCAGCGTTTCGAGAATGGTTATAGCAACGTCTCTCGACATGGCAGCGCCACCCACTTCATGCCCCTCCCCTCTCCCCCCAAAGGCGGAGGGGTAAGGGATGGCTGACCCGCACGATCATTACCACGATGACTTCGACGATGACGGCGAATGCCCGTACTGCGGCGGTGAAGGTCGCGTAGCCGGAATGTGCATCGATGGCTGTTGCCTTGAGCAGGACGATCCTGATTGTCCCTATTGCTCGCACCGCTGCGATCATTGCAACCCGCCGAAGCCTCGCCCCACCACCCCGGAGCGCCCATGAGCAGGGTGGCGGCTCTCACCATGGACGAGGCGGCAAAGGCTCTGCGGAAATCCCGTAGGTGGCTGCACGATTGGCTTGCCAAAAACCCTGTTGATGCCGCCGGTCGGCCGTTCTGCTCCAAACTTGGCAGGACAAGGCTTTTCCGTGAAACTGATATCGAACGCATCCTAGACGCCGCACGAGAGCAATCATGCCGCTCAAACTCGTCCCGCCGCGCGCCGGCAAGTCGCCCAACTGGACGATCCGGGGGTCCTATTGCGGAATCCCTGTGGATCGAAGCACAAAAACTCATCGGGAAGCCGCTGCCCGGCGCAAGCTCAAAGAAACCATCGAAGCCATCGAACGTGGTGAGTATCCGCCAAAGCGACCCGAACCAGACGCCCCAACCTTCCTGAGCGCGGCGGTAAATTACATGCGGTCAGGTGGTGAGCGGGAGAATGTAGGACGGTTGATCGCTCACTTTGGCGAGAAGCCTCTTGCCGAGATCGGCCAAACCGAAATCGATGCCGCCGCGCTGGAGCTATATCCGAACGCCGCACCGGCCACCCGCAATCGCAAGATCTACACGCCGGTTTCCGCAATCCTACATACGTCCGGCATCGATATCCGGCTCAAGCGTCCTGCCGGGGCCAAGGGTCGCATCGTCACGCAGTTTCTAAGGCCGGAGGACGCCGCAGCCATCATCAGCGCCGCCGAGCAAGAGGACCCGGCATTTGCCACCCTACTTGCGCTGCTGGTCTATTCGGGGTGCCGGATTGGCGAGGTCATGCGGATGAAGATCGAGGATCTGAACCTTGATCGCCGCTGGGCATATATCGGCAAAACGAAGAACGGCGACCCGCGCACCGTGCTGTTGCGCTCCAGTCTGGTAGGCCCGTTGCAGGATGTGGTTGGAGGGCGCACGGAAGGCCCGCTATGGCCGTTCCGGGCCGGCGGCGGGCTCAAGGACCGTCTTGTGCGCGCCAAGCTACGCGCCTGCGGCGTGGCCGTTCCGAAGCGCCAGAAGGGCAAGTCTCGCCGGATACCGCACCACCGGCTTAGCTGGGCCGGATTCCATGCTTTCCGGCATACATGGGCGACGTGGATGCGCCGCTACGGCAAAACCGACGTTCATGGCCTTGTGGCAACCGGCAACTGGCGGGACCCGCGAAGCGCCGCCAGATATCAGCATGTTGCCGCCCATAAGGAATGGGCGCTTGTCGAAGAACTCCCCGACGTAATGTGGAAAATCCGTGGAAAGGCCAAACGGAAATGACTAACCCATTGATATCAAAAGGAAGCGTATCGCCTCCCCCAAGGCTGGCCGCACCCATTTCAAAATCAGGAAATGCCTTGTTTTATAGAGTTTCCGCGCCGCCCATCTTGCAGCAACTTGCAGAACGAATCGCGAAACTGGCAGCGCGTGTCGTGGAAAACACGTGGAATTTGCTCACGGTTCGTTCTCGCCACGCCCCTCGTTCACAGGAGGGGTGAATGGCTGAGCGACTGGTCGAAGAGTTCGCGCGCCTCGTCAAAGAGTACGGGACGGCGGAAGGATCGGAGAAGGCTGAGGCTTGGAACTTGATCGCGGACTTCGCGGTCGAGAACAGCTTGAAGATTTGCCTCGCGCTGGACCGGACGTTCCCGGCCAAGAAGCCAGCCGAAGGACGCGCCCCATGACCACCTGGCAGGATATCGGGACGGCACCGAGGGATGGGACGTGGATTCTGGCCTATTTCAATGACAGCGAAATTGGCTATCAGTTCATCGCTGTGGTCCGACATACCTTCCCAAACGGAAGCGGCGGCCAATACGGTGATTTCGTCTGGGAAACACCAGAATCGCGTTGTGGCTACTACGCAGAGCATCTTGCCACCCACTGGATGCCCTTACCGGAGCCGCCTAGCAGCCCCTCCCCGCCCTCCAAGGAGGGGGAGTGATGCGAGTTCTGGTTTGCGGCGGTCGCCGCTTCAACGATCCCTTGACGCTCGGCTCATGGCTTGGTGGCATCCACAAGAACAACGGGCCGATTACGCTGCTGATCGAGGGCGGCGCTCCGGGCGCTGACTTCATGGCCCGCAAGTTCGCGGAATGGGCTGGCATTCCGACGCAGACATTCGAGGCCGAATGGAGCCGCTACGGTCGCAGGGCTGGGCCGCTGCGGAACAAGCGCATGATCGAGGAAGGGAAGCCGGATTTGGTCGTGGCATTCGAGGGCGGCAAGGGCACCTCCGATATGGTCCGGCAGGCAGAGGCGGCAGGAATCCGCGTCCTACGGGCCACCAAGATCACAACGGTGCACTGAGCACCGATCCGGGCTAGGATGGAGAGAGATGGCATGAACGCCGTGACGGAAACTGACGCGCTTCGCAACGAGGTCGCGCGGCTTCGAAAGGGAATCCAAGATTTCCTTGACGGGAACTACGAAAACCCGAGGCTGTACCGCCCCTCAAAATGCGGCCATGGGCGATTGTGGTTCGAGGGGTGCGATGAATGCGACGCCGCGCACTTCGAAAAACTGCTTGGATAAAATCACTAACAAGCCCCGCCTAGGCTTCGTTGCAGAGCATGGGTCAAGGGATAGGCCGGCGAAGGGCAAGGAATGACCGACCGTTACGAAGTCGTCCCCATGGAACGCGGCCCTCATGACCCAGAGGGTTGGTGGACCGTGACGCTCAACGGTCAGCCGGTTCGGCATTTCCCGCCGGAGAAGCGTGATCTAGCGGAGCACTACGCTACCGATCCAGAGTACCGCGCCAGCTTGGTCGTGAAGAAACTGCACGAGCGTGGGAAGCCCTAGCACCGCCCCGCCCACCACCAGCAGCCCCAACGTCCACCAGCCCCTAGCGCCGATCAGCATAAGCCACACTCCCCATAGGGCGAGGATGGCGCCGAGGGGTTGGGTCATTTCCCCAGCATCGTCTTGAAGCCCATCCAGACGGCCCCTACGAAGCCGCCGACGATGGCCGTTACGATCACCTTGAAGCCGTAGCCTTGCGCCTGCTCAACGCTCTTGCGCCATTTGCGGAGGTGGATGAAGTCGGCGCGGAGTTCGACCCGATCCTCTTCCTCGATCCCGAACGACGTCAGAATTGTCGCGATAGTTTTTAAGACCACCTCGTCAACTTGTTCGTTGTGGAGCCTCTTTTGCTCGGCAAGGACTTCGCTGACGATCAGTCTCACATCGCTTTCTTGCATCCCAGCAGTTCCTTTAACAGTTTCGAAAGTGCTGGCACGTTTGGATTAGCCCCAGCCGTTGAGTAGTTCACGCTACGCAAGGGTTAGGCTCGGCCTGACGTTTGCCGCGTCGGGTCGAGCCGTCTTATTTCCGCAGCTTGGCGATGATCTGCTCACCGGCCTTGCCGATGAATAGCGAGCCGACAATGGCGCCCATCCAGTCATTCAGCGGAGGCGGCAGAGCGGCGATGGACCACGTTTGCGGAAACGCGCACAGCTTGCACCACAAGACGCTGTAGATGCACACCGACGCAAACCAGAGCCCGGCCGGGATCAGGAACAGCAGCGGAAACCACCATCCCCTGCCCGTCAGAACGGAAACCTGAGCCGACAGGTACGACTTAGCGAGATCGGCCTTGACCTCCTCGCGCTTCGTCTCGTTGTCGATGCTGGTGTCGATCGTCTTGAAGATGCGATCCAGCGGGCCGGACGTGAGCCAGCCGAGAATGGACATGAGGAAGGTCATAGCGGTGCCTGCCCCTGCCCATCGTCAGCCGTCTTGCTGCGAATGAAGGCAATGACGGCCTTAGTGACGGCGACGATGACGACAATCCGGCCAGCCCATGCGGGGCCGACGATTGGCGTGAAATCAACCCCGGAAAGAGAGGTCAACAGGTCCGGCAGCATTGCCAGCGCGCCGACGACAAGGCCCGTGATGACCGTGATCCAGTTATAGACCCATTTGAAGAATGCCTTGATGCGATCGATCACTTTGACCTCCGAAACAGGCCGAGCACGGCCATGAAAAAAGCCGCCCAAACGGCCGGCCGGGGATTGGTCTGTGCTGGAGCGGGGTCAGGCGGCCCAGCGGCGGGCGCTGGTGAGTCTATTGGCTTGGTCGGTGCATCTGCCACCGCTCCCCACTCCGCGCCCTGTAGCACCTTCTGGATTCGCGCCAGTTGCGCTTGCCGCTCGGTCAGGCCATTGGTCCCACCATTCCACGCCTTGACGCAGCCGATAAAATTGCTGGCATCGGCGTAGCGGTTCATGCCCTTCCAGTCCCAAAAAGCGGCCGCAATGTCGGGCTGCAAAGCGTGGTTGCTGGCGAGGTCCGGCGCCGACACAAGATCCACGCCGATCCGCTTGCCGACCTCGGTATATCCATCCCGGCCGGTGACCTGCGGCCCGCCGCGGCCGATATAACGCGAGCCGTCCGACGTGCCAGGACGATTGCCCATGCGATTGCCGTAGATGTCGTCGAAGGCTTTCAGTTGCCAGCCGGGAGCGGCGCCGTACTTCGCCTGCACCGCCGCAGCGCTGGCAAAGCGGTTGTCCCAAACCTCAGCCATCCGCGCCGCCGAGTGGCGGATATCTTCCGTCAGACCCTTGATCGTGAACCCGCTCGTCTCGGCGTGCAGATTGGCGAAGCAATAAGCCAGCCGCTGGCGGGTTTGGTTGAGCCCGACCGCCGACAACACCCCCTGCTTCTCGACAAACGCCGAAATGATCGTGTCCGGCGCGTTCGGGAAAACGGCGCGCATTGTTGCAAGCGATAGGCGGACGCCATCGGACATAGGTTCTCGTCCTCTGAATTGGAGGTGGGGTCGCAGTCATTGGAAATGGGAAATGCGCCGGCAGATGACGGCGGGTCAGATCAGGGCAATCCGAATTGCATTAGCGCTTTGACAAGCGCTCTCTCAGGGAGGTTGCTCCGAGTAGCGCCAACAGCACTAAAAAGCTCCACAACACGCCGTAATCATAGATGATCGGCCCCTCGCCTGGGATTTGCGAGAAGTGATAACCAACGATGGCCCCGCTTATGAAAAGCGCGCCGAGCGTTGAGCTTCCGTTGAGTGGAAGTCCAGCGTAGACCCCTAGCAAAATACCTGCCAAGATTGTTTCAACGATTGCGACCGGCCAACCGCCAAGCGCGTAGCCGGTGATATTGACCGCAGCGGGTGACGTTCCTCGTCCCGCGAACTGCTTATCGCTCGGGAAAACCTTCGTATAGATCAGCCACGTCGGGACGCATGGCGGGTTACGCATGATCTGCGAAAATGGGCCGCCGCAGATAGGCCCTTCTCGCGTGAAAAGATCGTAATAATACGGGTACGACACCGCCATGCGACTGAACGGGTTAACTGCTAAGGCGAGAGCCGACGCCGACAGTGACGCCAAGTAACCAAGGTGAGCACTTGCATCTTTCGGCTTTGCGTCCTGTATCCCGCCGCCTATGACGCGGTTGTCATCTTGCTTCGCGACTTCCTGTGATGGAAGCACAAACGCCCGCTCCGACGAAACGCGGAGCACCGACGCCGACACTACCACGTATGCTACCGCCAGGATGACAGACCCAACCACCAGAGCGATATAAGGACGACGCGAGAACGTGAACGCGGCAAGCAGCAACGCCACGAAATAGATCAGCACCGGCCATTTCATATTAAGCAGCGTCAGGCACACCGTCACGAAAAGGCAGGCCACCACAGTGAACAGGATCCAGAACGTTTCGTGCGTTCGCACGGCCCGAATTAATGCGTAGAGGGACAGGAACCACAATACAGACTGAAGCACGATCCTCGGCTTGAGCCCGATGGTTTTCAGGATCAGAAACCGTGCCTCAACCGATGAGATGGCGTCCTTGCCTTCCGCAAAAATCGAAGCAATACCGCCGTGCCAGAATACTGCCCCGACGTATGCCATGCAGGCCAACGTCGCTACCGCGTACTCTGGGCGCCCAATATCTGGCACCCGCAAGAACCACGGCTTAAAACCCGACGCCACTTGTCGGGCCAGCCAGAATGCAGGTGGGACCAACACGAAAGGCAGGAATAGCAGGGCAAAGAAGCCGAAGGTAAAAGACCCGCTGAAATACAGAAAGTCAGTCGGATATCCGATTTTCTCAAGAACCGCCCGCCCCAACGGGGAGGCATAGACGAGGTTGCCAAGCACCACCGTCAAGAAATACGGGATGAGCATTCCTAAGGCTGGGAGGTTTCGAAGGATGGCTTGACGAAGGGATAGCAAAACAGCACCCGATAAATAATCCCCTTCTACACTGTCAGGCCGCGCGCCGCCAGTTGATTGTAGCCTTCGCAGAACAGGTAGAATTGGCGAACAGAGCAAGCCCAACCGCGTAAATGGTCGTCGTGGCCGTCAGATTGAATCTTGCCCGCACTGACACGGTAAACACGTTGCCTCCGATGAAAATTGTTCCAGAGGCGGCTTGCGAAGCATAGTTGGAAAAGTCGATTGTATCGGACGTAGTCGAGAGCGATGCGGCAAGTGCCGAAACCGTCGTGGAGGTCGTTCCCTCGAATGTACAGATGGCCTCTATGTCATAATCACCAGGATCAAGCGTGACAGTCCAGAGGTTCACAGCCGTGTTGTTCGTAAGGCTGGCGTAGACACCGGAACCGGTCCCGAACTCTCCTACGTTGTCCAGTTCCCATCCCTTGTTGGCCGTGCTGAATTTCGAATTTGCCGCATAGTCGCCAATCGACTTCATGCCGTGAGGGCTGGTGAAAGTCGTGTCGTACATCTTATCGTCGTTGTAGTTGCCCCCGGCGATCATACCCCGCGCATCGCCAACGACGACATTATAGAGGCCGTGAGTGTTCAGGCCGGCGTAATTGCCCTGAAACACGGTGCCGCGATGGAACCCGCCATTCGACGGATCAGACAGCACATAATCCTGTTTGGAGTTGCCCTCCGTATAATTGCCGGTGATCGTCGTGCCGAGGCCGGTATTCTGAAAGAAGAACTGCCCTGAGTTTTCAAACAGGTTATTGGTGATGCTAGATCCATCAAAGCCGCCATTGAACGACTTGATGCCGTCGCCACCACTTTCAAACGTGTTGTTATCCCAATGGCAGTCGTAATAGGTGACCAAACAACTGCAAAACAACCCCGGCCACGACAATGCGGAACAATGATGCCAGCGCCAACTTTGTAGATAAAGCGGGGCTTGCACGCACCGGATGATATTGAAGCGGCAGCTTTCAAAGTTCACGCGGACGTATTTCCACGACACCGCGATAGTGTTTGCGTCTCCACCGCCGATAAACGTGACAAACTGAAACGCCAGATTGCACGAAACCGGCGTGTCGGTCGTCGTGATGTCACTATCGATAATCGTAATGGCGTTTGCGGTGAACCCGGCACCCGAACCAAGTCCTATAATATTGAAATCGCTAGCCGCCGCAGAACCGCCGATGGCCCGGTTTACGATCAGCGATGCACTCACGAAATGCAAAGCGGTAAGCATCATCGGCTTAGGCTTCGTAAAGCTCAGGCAATAATTGATTGTGTTTTGAATTGCCGTCTTGTCGTCAGTGGTTGCGTCTCCCTTGGCCCCAAACATCTGAGGGCGGGGAGCATTCTCTGCGATTTCGTACCAAACAACCGTCGTATTATCCGACAGAGTGATGGAAAACTTTCCGGTATGAGACGGCTCCGAGGCGACCTTGGCATAAAGGGCTGCGCCGCCGTCGCCGGCAGTCGAATATCCATTAACGCGGAGAGCGTTCGGCGCTACATCAGGCTTGATAGCAGCGGCTACGGCTACCGTGTCATACGTGCCGCCCGCTGCCGTCATCGCCGATTGGAGCGCGGATGCTGCGGAAGAAGACGCAGACGTAGCGGAAGCCGCCGCAGAGGTATCGTGGGCGGCTGCTGATGCATCGTGCGCGGCTGTCGAATCTACCGCCTGTTGAAGCTCAATCCCAAACTCGCTGGCGACATAATCAAAACCGAGCGTGACAACCCCATTAGCTTCGGTCTTGGTCAGGCCATCGGTAACGTTGATCCGCTTTGGATACTGCGGCAGGAATCGCGCTGTGATCATTGGATATGTCCGTCAATGATGGGGAGATAGGCGACGATCACGGGGATCGGTTTGCCCTCAAGCGTGACGAGGCACGTCACGTCGTAGGTTTTCGGGCAGAAGTTGCTTGGGATGGTGAGGTCAAACGAAAACACGCCCGTCGTGCCGCCGAGATAGATCGACCCATCCGAAAGACGCGCGGCAAGGCGCACGCATCCTCCCTCACTGATCTGAAACAGAATTTCAGACGCCGCGCTGATATCTATCGCTGAATTATCCTGGTCGTCGAAGCATTGAACGCTTTCCGACCAAGTCGTGCCGCGCATGACAGGCGGCAATGTCCCGGTGTACATGGCGCGCCCTCAGAGTTTCACGTAGATGGTGACGATCACGCCGGGGGATGCCGCCGGATGAGCGGCGTTGCTTCCCATCTGACCAACAGAGCCCCCCGGCGCGCCGCCAACCGCCGTCGGGGTGGTGCCGGTGGCAACAGGGATACTTGGCGCTCCGGTATCGGTAATGGGCTTGATGTTGACGAAGGTCGGCTTGTCGTAAACCAGCGTGCCAGCATCCAGTGCCAGTGTTGGCGAGGCTGCCGGTAGCTGCGCTTGCGTCAGGGTGTACTTCTCAGCGCCGCCCGCAGAACCAATCGTGTCCGGCGTTGCGAATGTCGCCGTGGTCAATCGGCCCGCGACCGAAGCTCCCATGCCATCGGCGCCAAACAGCGTCCGGCCTCTGGCGTCGATCAGGGTGAGCGCCTTGTTCGCGTTGAAGTCCGCCGTTGCCGACGCGCCGCGCCCCCCGAGCACCGGGCAAATCGTGTCGTTAAATTCGCCCCACAGATACTCAAACAGCGCTTGCACATCTGCGCTGGCGCGTTCGGTCGCGCCAGACGTAGCGTTGCCGATCGAGCGCCCGTTCAGCCGGACAAAGCCTGACTTCACGCCAGACCCCAGGTACTGCATCAGGTAGCCGGTCTGGAACAGCACTTCCGCGCTGACGCTACCGCCTCCGCCTCCACTGCCCCCCGAGGGCGAGACGGCCGACAGGATCGGCACGTCATAAGCGACGTAGCCGCCATCCGACGATGCAAGACGGACCCGGTAATCACCGGAGGCCAGATAGAACATCGGCAGACGAGCGGCACTGTCCGCCGGGATCGGCCAGGGGTGCTCCTGCCCGGGGGTCAAGTTGCTGTCCTTGTAGGCAGAAACAGGCGTGTTGGTGCCAGCCTGATAGATCCTCAACAGCGCCCCTCGCATCAGGTCGCCGTTGGCGTCGAAATTGTTAATGAGGGCGAGGCCCGGGAGAATTGCGCCGCTCATTTGCGGATTCCCCAAGGGCTGGTTTCTGCGCTATGCTGGGTCATGGTTTCCCCAAAGAAAAACCGCCCCGGAGGGCGGCTGTTGACGGTCTATTGCGTGGTCGTGCTGCTACTGGCGTGGTGGCCGTGGAACGTCTGGCTTGTCGTCGGCGCGGCCTATGCCAGCGGCTTGAAGAACAGGAACGCTTGACGATTGCTCACCCCCGACGCGGGCAACGGGGAAATCTAGCTTTCGAAAAACATCCCGCAGTGCGGCCGATTTTCGAATGGCTGTTTCACCAGCTTTCAAGAGTGACGGATTATCCGATGCCAGCATTTCGGCCACGCGGCGGGCCACTCGTTGATCAATATGACGACCGCCAGCAAGGATCGCTCCTGTGAGTGCCGCCGCAGTCATCTTCTTCGGGTCACCGTCATAAACGCCGATACCGCCGACTCCGGCGGTGCCTCCGGCTAAGGTGCGTTCGATCCATTGTCGCGCCGTGGTCGAATTTCCTTGAATTGCGTTCTTGATGCCATTCATCGCGCGCTCAGCCAGCAACTTTGCCTCAAGCTTCGCAGCCTGTTCTTCACCCAAAACAAGCCTGATCTGGTTCCTTGCAAATTCAGAATTGAAGATGTTTTTCACAACGTCCTGCCCATCACGAAGGCTTTCAACCTTTGCGATCAGATTGGACACGAACCCCGTTTGAAACAACTTCCGCTCGGCTGGGGATAGAGAGGCTAATCCCTTCCTTGCCTGCGCCAGCGTCATCGCGTCTCGGCCGCCCATCGTCGCGAACTTTGCCCCGGCCTCCAACGCATCTTGCGCGCCGAAGAACTTGGCGGCACCGGCGCGAGCATCAGCGTAGCTCGGCACGATCTCGTCAAGGTGATTGCGGAGCGCCCGAGAGAATGCTTGCCCCTCCGCTCCCATCTGATCGAGGTTGCGCTTGACGTGATCCCAAAATTGCAAGTTCGGCGTGACCCCCGGCTGCAATTCAAGCGCGCCCGTTTCCCGGTTCATGACGAACGGGTTTTTCAGCGGCGGGAAACCATCCATTGCGGCGCGGTTTCGGCCCGTCACGAATGCAAGTTGAATTGCCTTCTGCACAACAGGAGCTTGGGCATACTGTTCAAGTCCAGCATCCCAAATCGATTGTCCTTCGGCGTAAGCCTTCTGATACGCCGGACGATTGGCGCGGCGCGCAGCTTCTTGCAGACGATCAAGAGCGGCGCCAGGCTCTGGAAAGTCGAACGTCTCTTTCAGGAAGTTGGCAATGCGCGGTTGCTGCGTCGCATATCGATCGCTCGTGACTGCTTCCAGTGCGGCGCGACCTTCCGGCGATGTGTTTGCAGCAGAGCGTGCCAGCGCCTGAACCGTCTCGCCTCCCATGTCAGCGTTGATAACTGGCGATCCCGATGCACGAGCCGCCGCGAACTCGTCGGCTGTTAGCCCGGGATTGATGCTCCCGACGTCACGCTGTTGCGCCAATGCAATCCGACGTGCTGCTTCGGTATCGGCATCACGCAAGCCGCGATAGCTATTAACGATGGGCTGAGCAACCTTCCCGATGCCTGCTTCGATGCCACGAATTGCGGCCGGCGCTACACCGCCGAGAATCCCGCCAACCCCAGCACCAACAGCCGCACGCCCGGCACGGTCCCCAGTCCCGTTGCCTTCACCAGCGCCCGCAATCCCGCCGAAAGCCGCGCCAACGCCCGCGCCAGCAGCGATGCGGCCCGGCAACGTAGCGGCCTGCCCTGCTGCACCGATGGGGACAGCAAGAGCGCCGCCAACTTGCCCCGCGATAGAGGCGACAGGGTGCTGCGTTTCCGCCTGCTGGTTCAACTCACGTTCGCGAGCAACGGCAGCATCGTATCGCTGCTTCGCGCCTTGATCACCAGACCAATATTTCAGCGCGCCGGAGATAAGTGCCGACAGGCTGGCCGGATCATCAGGATTTGCGCCGCTCGCCTCAACGAGCCCGCGAATCTCGTCTCCGAAATTCGCCGTCAACCCTTGCGCCGCACCGCGCGCGGAAGCATCCGCTATGCCGCGATCTGACTTAGGGCCGCCAACCGTGATGCGCGTGACGCCTTCGGGGACTACCGCGCGTTGGACCGTCTCAGGGGCACGTGCCGGTGCAGCATTTTGCGCCAACGGCGCGGCTTCCCACCAATTCGCGCCAGCGGCTGGCGTAGCCTGCACAGGCTGCATTGCCGTGTCGGGCGCGAGAGGAGCCGCATCCCACCAATTAGCCATCAGGGTTTCACCCTCTGCGTCCCATCAGGAGCCGTAAAGACAGAGCCAGACGGCAAGGCGTTATATTGGTCCTGCGTGATGGCCCCTTGAGTGCTGCTTCGCAATTCATGTTGCACCTGCTTAGGAGCATGAAGCGCGGCCTGCATTTCCAAGCGCATGGTGTTGATAACGGCCTTGTATGCATCCGGCCCTTGAGCCGAGTTCAGCATGTCATAGGCGTGCTGGCGCATCGAGTCGGTCGGAACACCAGTCGGGGACACAGCGCGGACATAGGCGTTCACAAGAGAGTTGGTTGCCGCAACGAAACTGGCAAGTTGCGGGCTGCTGCTGCCTTTCTGATATGCCTGTATTGCGCGGTTGATCGGCATCCATTGCGTTCGCGGCACGGCATCAGACGCCTTCACCGCAATATCAATCATGTTGTTGGCTTCGTTCGCCGCGAGGCTGATATTCGCGGCGCGTGTACCAACCGCGCGCTGCCCCGCGATCTTGCCAGCCTGCTCATTGAAATTATCGACGATGCCGGCGGGGTTCATGCCCTGCGCCTTCGCCTGCTTCATGATCTCGGTGCGAAGCTTGACGACGTTCTCGGAACCTTGAGCACCGCGCCCAAGGTTTTGCAGCACAGTTCGATCACCGGCGAGATACTGCTGGGCCATCGCGGCCGTTGTGTCGTCATCCAGGAGCGCGTTGCGTGAAATTTCGTTCTTGTGAACGACCGTTCGCGTTTTAGGGTCGAATACTTCGCTATTTGCTCCGAGCGTTATCAACCCGCCGTTTTTCGCCTCGCTCGCTTTAAGCGCAATCGTCTTTTGACCATTCGTCAAATTGACGTTCCAGGTATTGCCGTCCGCGTCGGTTTCCTGCTTGAATTTCGCGCCCGTCATCTTCGCCTTGAGCAGATCAATGGCAAGCGGACGAGTGGCCGGGTTGGCGGCAAGGGCGGCGATCTGTTCGCGCGTCGGGCCAGTCTGATCAATCGGACCAATCGCGGGAGCCGATGCGGCTTGCGCCAATTCGACATGCGGCGGATCATTGGCGACAGGCTGCGCCAATCCATACTGCGGCAGCATTGCGCGCTGATCGGCAGACATGCCGCCGATATCGACCGCGAGCCCGCGCTCGTGACGTGATGTGCCGGGTGCGGCAACCGGGTTCGGATTGTTGGCACGATCCGCGTAGAGCCGCGCCTGATCGGCGGTCGAGCGGACGCCGCTGGAAAGATACGTGTTCGGATTGTCCTGCATGAAGTCTTGCGAAAGATCGGCAAGACGCTGGTTCATGCCGACCGTGCCGGGCATCGCGTTGCTGTCATTCAGAACAGTCGGGCCGGACGGAGTTGGGGCGGCCTGTCCACCAAACGCAGCATCGGCCGCTCGATTAATTGCCGCCGAAGCCGCCGCGTTCTCTTGCTGCTTTTGGCCTAGCTGCAACAGCGAAACGACGCCGTTAATATTCCCGGTCGATGCAAGACGCCCGGCCGCCTGCTTGTAATCGATCGATCCATCGGCAAGCCCCTTGCCGAGATCGGCCAAGGTGCGCCGGTTCTGCGCTTCGCGATAAACATTGCCGAGATCGCCCAACGTCGAGAAATTGAGCATCGGAACGGTGAGTTCAGACATAGCGCGACCTCAGAGCCCAGCGCCGAGTTTGGCGAGGTTCATGCCGAAATTGAAAATATTGCCCGATGCCGCCGTTTCGGCGTTTGCCTGCTGCGTGTTCTGGTTGTTGATGCCTTCGGTCGTATACTTGTTGAGACCGACCAGATTACCGGCATTCTGCTGCGCCAGATTGGCTTGACCGCCGAGCACACCGGCCTTACCAGCAGCAGCCGCGCCGGTCGCGGTGAGTGCGTTGCTGTTGAGGCCGGACAGGTTCGACAGCCAGTTATTGTACTGCTGATTTTGCAGATTTTGCCCGAACGTCAGCGCGTCGAGATCAGCGTTGCCAGAGTTGAGCATCCCACCAGCCGCGCGGCGTCGGTTGATCGCGTCAAGCCCCGCTGTGATCGCACCGGAATAGCCGGGATTGTTCTGGAACGCAGCGGTAGCCGCATCGCTCCCGGCCTGACCGTTGAGGCCAAGCGCGTTGAGATACATCGTCGTGCCAGCACCATACTGGCCCGCAAGATCAGACAACGGCTGAAACCCGCCGAGCGCATCGTTAAGCGCGGTGTTGGCCGTGTTGTAGCCCTGACCGAAGATATCGGTGCCTTTGGTCAGAAGGCCGCTCAGGTTCTGGCGGTTTTCTTCCGCCGCTTTCTTCGCGGCGTCACCTGTAAAAATGTCAAACAGGCCCATGAAGCCTCCTGTTAGCTCGTGCGTCCGCGCGCATCGACCCAGCCTTCGGTGACGAGGGTAAAGCCGACACTCGCGTCAGAAAAATTCTGCCTCACGCGAATCTGGCGTGACGTGTTGGTGCGAATCCGCAGGTTTGCGAACGGCGAAAGCGTCGTGTTGCCGATCTGCTGTGAATTGGTGAAGTCCGGCGCTGTGTCCGTGATGGCCGGGTCCGTGTAGATCGTCGCCACAGCCGTCGAAGCGGTCACAGTCGAGTTTCTTGAATGAAAGATCGCGAAGACGTTGACCCCAGACGGGACAGTCAACGCTCGCAAAATCGCCGTCGTGCCGGGGTTAAGCACCGCCGCATAATCATTGACCGGTACGTCCCAGGTGAACGTGTCGCCGTCCTGAATAAACTTGACCCATTGCGCCGAGCCATTTGTAAGCATCGAGCCAATGCGGCGGAACAGCGTGTAATTCGTCGGCAGCGTCGGGGCGGTTGCCGATAGCGAAATCAGGATATCGACAACGCCAGTGTCCGTGCGCTTGATGAGATGGACGTGATACCAAGTCGAGCTTGCAATCGTTCCGGTATCAAGCGAACCGTTACCAGTTCCAACCGCCCATGCGCTTGTAGTCTTGGTGTAGGCAGATGCCAGCGCCATGACGCCAGCAGCGGTGCTGTCCGTTGCCGATCCCGCAGCAATCCCAAAAGTCGAAGACGCCCCCGCCGTGGAAAGTGTCAGGCCGAACAGAAAACCGGGCTTCGAAACGTCTGCGCCGGCCGGCCCCGTCGCTCCCGTAGCTCCCGGCGCTCCATCCGCACCCGCCGGTCCCGTTGCGCCGGCCGCACCATCAGCACCGGCCGGACCAGTTGCGCCGGTGGCTCCCGTTGCGCCTGTGTCACCTTTCGGGCCTGTCGCACCAGCCGGACCTTGCGGTCCTGTTGGCCCTGCGGGACCTTGAGGGCCTGCCGGACCCGGCGCACCAGCAGACCGCGCCGCCTTGTCGAGCCCAAACCAGTATTCGTATTCCGCCAGCGTACCATCGGCGCGAACAACCGGCGTCTGCGCGGTCGGGATAGGCCGAAACGTCACGCCGCCAGCTCCCGTAATTCCATCGCCGCGCCCATGATCGACACGTCAACCGGATCGGCAACGGAGAACCGCCAGCGCACGCCCTGCCCCGTCGCATGGCCGAAATTGTTTGCACTTACCGACTGACGCCCGACCGCCTGCCGTCCAAGCTGACGCTGCCTTGGCAACGTCCACGTCAGGCCTCCATCGCCTGAGCATTCAATCTCAATGGTCGGTGCAGTCTCGATTGGATCTGAACCCGTCGCGATACCCGCGCCAACCGTGGCGTAGACATGCACCCGGTTAATCCGCATTCGCATCGGAAAGTTCTTCTGCGGTCCCGTCGTGATGCTGTATTTCAGCGGGTCGCCCATCTCAGTTCTGGCGGTATCGTCAATCGCGCACAGATTGCCCGTCAGTGTGTCGCCGGTGACCCAGCGGCCGAACGCCTGCACCGCCTGCGTGGCCCGCCAGCGCGGCTGCAAATAGCTCTGGCGCACATGCCATTTTTGCGTGTTGAGATCGAACAACCAGGACCATGTGTCGGACTGCACCGCCGCGAACAGATGACCGCGACTGGCAAAGGTCATAACCTCAAGCGTGGTCTTGCTGGCCGCGCCGATCAAGCGATCCAGATCAGGCGGACTGATCTTGCTCGGCGAGCCGCTGGTGAACTGATAGACGCCGTTATCGTCCCCTACGAAGATGATCCCGCCGCCGAAACCATCGGTATTGCCGGCGATGGCATATGACCCCGCCAACCCTCGGTCGATCCCCTGCATGAAGGAGAACGGGAATCCGGTATCGTTGACCGTGCCGCCCCAAATCTCAATCGAGGCCGATCCGAACAGCAGCAAGACGCCGCCCGCAGGAATGGCCCGCAACAACGTGTCCGGCTTGTATTCCGCCGTCGCATCGCTCGTCGTCTTGATGTTGGTCGATCCCGGATCGGACGCCCTCACCGTTCCGTCGCCGTAGGTGAAGATGAAAAAATCCTTGAAGATGCAAACCGAGTTGGGCTGTCCAACGTCAGCATCGGGATAACTGACGACCGAACTACCCGAAATGTAGAAGGCACCATCCCCCGGCGCGACAATCACGATATCCGGCAACGTCGCGTTGTTGCGCGCCATGATTACCGGCGCTTCACCCGGGACAGAGCCGGTCAACACCGTCCCCGCGCCGCCCCCCGACGTGTAGCGGATGACCTTCGTTCCGATCACCGCATAGAGTGAACCCGGCACGAATAGCGCACCGCGAAATCCGGTCTGCGATGAAATACCGAATTGCGTCAGGCCAGCGCCGCGCAACCATCGGACATCGCCGTTCTCACCATCAGGTTCCGCGTAGCAGTTGACCAGCATTCCCCGGCCTTCCTGCGGACGATTGCCGGGGAAGGTGGATTTGGGGAGATTGATGGGGGTCGGAGACATCAGAAGTATTCAGTCTGAAGTGGTTCATACGTTGGCTGAGAGGCCAAGACGCGCCGAATTTCCTGCTCTTGCTCACGCTGCCCATCCGCACTTTGCGGCATGTCGTATTTCGGAGCAGCGGCGTTCGCGAGCAGCCACGTCAGAGGATTATAAATCTCCTCCGGCAAATCTTCGGGGTTGCCGATAGTCACCACGCCCTTGCGCGACAACTGACGGTACAGCGGCTCAACGAAGCCCTGCATTGTCATGTAGTCCTCAGGAGGCACGGCCTGACCAACGCCAGGACCGCGCCCCAAGAGATCGAGCGCATCAGCGATGATATTGGCGCTCGTTTTCGCCATGATCAGGCCTGTTCCTGCTTCTCGGACTGATCAGCATCGTCTTTCGGCTTCGGCGGCCGACCGGGTTTACGCTTCGGCTCGTCCGCGATCTCTTCACCGAGTTCCACATCGAAATGCGGATTGCCTTGGCACTTCTCGATCAAAGCGCCGTGGTCATTGGTGTTGAGGTCCTGCGGGTGCCCGTCGAAGAAGGTCACGCCGCGCGTGGTAACGACTTGGCTTTCGCCTTCCGCCGCATTGTAGGTAACAGATGCTTTTCGCATGTTGCGCCTCCTACTTCATGAAGCCGGTCAGATACAGATCGATTGTACCCGCTGCCGCCACATTGGAGCCGGTCGTCGCCGTTACGAGAATTTCCGTGTCTGCGGTGTTCTCGTACAGCAGACCGGTCGAAGCAAGCGTCTGCGTTGAAGTGCCGGCCTGTCCAATGGTGGACGATGACAGGTAGCGCGTGCTGGACCCGGAATCGCCAACGCTCAGAGCCAGCGCAACGGTGCCAGTATCCATGTCGGTCGCAACCGCGATGATGCCGGTGACGACAAAGCCCTTCGGCACAACAAACGCTTTGACGACGGCGCCGGTCACCAGATCGGTCGTCGCCATATTGATGCGGCGGCCGAACGTCTTGTTGGTCCGAGCGAAGCCCTGACCGCCAACCTGAGGTTGGGTGTAGTCCTGACGAGTAGCCATGTCGGCTAATCCTTCCTGATAGGGGAGAAGAAAAAGCCGCCCGAAGGCGGCTCTATGAGTTGTTAGGCGTTCGGCGGTGCGGCGACGAAGGCGGTAACCATGCCCCAATCGACCAACTGGCCGACCGTGGCAGCAGCGCCAGCCGCGAGCGGGGCCTTGGCGATCTTGCCGACGCCATACTGTGCCTCGATACCCATACCGGTGATGAAGTCGTAATCTCCATCCTCAAGCTGGGTCGGGCGCGGCATCTGACCCGTGACGTAGGCCATCGCCGCCTGACCGAGCAGGAACACCGGCTCAACGTCCACCGGACCAGAACCCGCAGACTTCAGGAGCAGGCGCTGGGTGATCTCCGGCACTTCCTTGTAGAGAATGCCGTCCTTCAACATCGCGCCGCCGGTAAAGATCGGGTTCGTCTTGGTCGGGCTGTTCTCACGCGACCGAGCGTCCCGGTTGGCTTCCTTCATCGCCGTGTCGTTCTGCAAGTCACGGAATGCGCGGGAGCCGACGAGGCACAGATAGTTTTCCTCGTCGAGTTCGGGCAGCATCCACGGCGTGATCTTCGGCCGGCCGTTGTAAACGCCCGGGTTATTCGGATCGACGCCAGTTTGCTGCGCCAGATCCTTCATCAGTTCGCCAACAGTGCTGGAGAACTTGTCGGCAGTTCCGTCCACGTTGCCAATAGCCGTGGCAAACGAGGTCGAGTAGTTGCCGACAGCCGCGCCAAACAGAACGCGGTCATAGTTGGCCTGAATCCAGCTATCCTTGTTGCCGGAGGTCGCAGCCGACCAGCGGATGCCATTGACGCGGTTGCCCGGCGCACTGAGCCGGTTGGCCTGCACCGATGAGGTGGGGATAGACAGCAGCGCGTCCACCAAGTCGTCGCGCACGATGCGCTTGGCCCAGTTTCGGAGCGCCTGCCGAGCCGTTGAGCGAACCGAGAAGCTCGATTCCTTGTTCACCGCGCGGTTGTTGGCGATAGCGTTACGAGCCCAGTCCGCCCACAGCGGCATACCGTAGCTGTCAAGCTGCTCTTCGTTGCCGCGCAGCGTGCCGGCACCGACGCCGTCACCGATCATCTGGTTGACGAGCGGAACACGGATTTCCTTGCCGTCCGCCGCCAGATCGTTCATGCGAACGATGGGCGAGGACGACGTGGACCCCATATACGGGTCGAGACGGTTGGCCCGCAGGAAGTCGAAAGTGACATCCCGGCGGAACTTGATGAGTTCGTTATTCGGATGGTTCGAGGTGAGAGCCATCGTGATATCCCTTCATGTGACGCCGGCTTATCGCCGCGCGTTGGTCACTTCTTCGAAGAGATCGGAATCGGACACGTCGCCGCTTGCTGCGGTGCTACCGGTTGCCGAACCGACCTTGTTCAATGAGGGAGGAAGCCTGACGACGTTCGGGGCCGCGCCTTGCGTGCCGCGAACTTGCTGTTGAGCCTGGCCGAGCAACTTTGCCTGAAACGCCGGGTCTTTTGCCAGACGCTCCTCAAGCTGCTTGTTGAACCACGCTTCCGGGTCGTTGCCGATCTGCTGATAGACGGACTTCTGCTGATGCCAGCGCACGATCTCCCCAAACGGGTCCATCGATTGCATGGCACGCTGATACGTGGCGAACACTTCCGGGTCGCGAGACTGCATCCCGTCTGCAATCGCCTTGTATGCCGCGTCTACCCTTTCCTGACCGAATTCGCGAACGGCCTCGCGGCGCGAATAGAACTCGCGCAACTGAACCATTTCGGATTTGATCGGGTTGACCGCTTGCGAAACACCATGCTCAAGGAACTTGTTCGGGTCCTCGAACACGTCAGGGGCCGGTTGGGCTTCCTGCTTCGGCACGCGGCCTTGCAGTTCGGCAATCTGGCGCATGAGGCGCTGTTCGGTTTCCTGTGATCGGCGCACGGCCGCGTCACGCTCTTCCCGAAGCTCCCGCATACGCCATGACGGGACCTGAGCATCGTCGCCGGGTTCGGCCGCTTGCGTGGCCTGCCCTGCCTGCTCTTGAGCTTGTTCGGTCTGCGTTGCAAACCTTCCCTGCTCATCGCGGGCCTGCTCCGTGACTTCCGTTCCGGTTTCAGCTTGCGCTTGATCCGCAACATCGGTCTGCTCATGACTCGTCACGCTGTCAAACAGCTCTTCGTCGTTCATGTCTTCCTCTTGGTCGCCGTCTCGTGGCGGAACGTGTGCCGGCATCTCGCTGCGGGCGTGCGTGTGCGCCGTCTCGTGGTCGCCTACGATTCCATCGGGGCCGCTGCCCGCAATTCGCGGTCGGCCTGCCTGTCAGCCGCCTCCTGCGCCATCTTGTACGGCGCTAGAGCGGCTTCCTGATTTGTTTTGTTTGCAGCAGCGCGGCTTTGTTCGGCGCGCGCGTTCTGAGCGTTGATATCGGCCGCCACCTTCGCATCTTGCAGCATCGGGTGCGGCTCATAAGACTGCTGCTGTGGCGCGGCCTGCTCCGGCGTCATTGCCTCTTGAGCCTTCGCCATGTTCAGCGTCGTCTTGGACTTTGTTTCGTCAACTTTTGCCGCCTCGCCAGCCAACGCGATCTGTTTGGCCTGTTGTGCCATCGGGTCAGGCTGGTTCAGCATATCCAGCAGTTTCTTCTTGACGCTGAATTGCAGCGGAGCCAGTTCGAGCAGCACGGCCGGCGGAATGTTCGCGCCCTTGGACGCCATGACCGTTAACGTATCGTAGGCATCAGCCTGCATGTTCACGCTATCGGCGCCCTCGTCGATCACGATATCAACGTCCAGCGCGCCGAGCGAATTGATCAGCGTCGGCATCCCGGTCATCGGATCAGTCCCGACGCCGTTTACCTGGACCATCTGCACAAGGTTTTCGTCGTCCGTCACCCTGATCCAGCGTTCAGCCGTCCAGTGATTGCGGACCGCATTCCAGATCACGCGATAGAGGCGAAGTTTCCAGCCCTTGTAGCCGAGAATATACGGCCCCAGCTCTGCCATCCCGGCCTGTTGCAGCAACTGAATGGCTCGGCCGGACTGGTTCGATAGATCGCCAATCAATGCCTGGTTCGGCCCGTAATTCTCAAGCTCGGAAATGGCATTTTCCATCAGCTTGAGTTGGCCGGCGAAGTCGAACGACTGATCGTCGGCCTTCACGCCTGTCGTAACATCTTGAGTCTGGATGACGACAACGCCGTCAGGCCGCGCCCACTCCCTACGCGCTGTTTCAATCTCTGCGACGGCTCCTTGCGCCACGATCAACCGGCGCGACTGCAACCCGAACAACCCGCGCGACCGGCGATGATTGTATTCGTCCTGCGCCGACTTCATGTTGCGAACGAAGCCGTATCGGTCGCCGTCGTGGTCCACATTGCCAGAGAACATGATGAATTTGCATTCATCCCTGTTCTTTTCGTCCTTGAGGTAGGAATCCCCCTCCATAAGGATCGCCGAGCCGGTGAAGATCGCCCAGCACCAGCCGCCCTTATGCCTATACCAGATATCAACCAGACGGATGAGGCGCTTCGTCCCGCTGTTCATGAACCACTTGTTGTCGCGGTCAGGGTTCGAGGTCAGATCGGTCGCGCCATCCTGCTCGCTGAGAAGTTCGTCCTCCTTGTCGGGGAACATGTCGATTGCGGTATCAAGGTCAAGCCACTTACCGACGCCCATGTACATCGCATCGGAGAAGTCGCCACGATACGAACGCGGATCGTAGAAAAACGAATCCGGCTCTACGATATCGAACGAAACCTCGCTGTCGCCTTGGTCGCCCTGTGTGATCTCGATCTCAACGCCGCCGATGCCGTCAATCGCACCGTCGCGCGCAACCTCTGGCGATTTAGCTTTCCACTCCTGCTCATCCAACACGTAGCGCAGCGCAGCCGTTGCAAGCTCCGCGCCCTGCTCATGCTGCGGGGTGCGGGGATAGGCCTTCGGGTCCTGTCGCAATCGCTCTATCAGTCCGACAACGCCGTCAATCTTGCGCCCGATCCGGTTGAACGTGACAACCGGCTGCCTGCGCTTGTTCAGAACCTCGATCTGCTTCCGCGTCCACTGATCAGAGTGGTAATAGCGGCGTGCGACCTTCTGCTCCTCGATCTCTTGCGTTTTCGAGGTCAGATAGTCGTCATAGGCACGCTTGCACTTGGAAAGCGGCCAATAGTCCTTGTTGGACGCACCGGTAACGCGCGCCGGCAATGCGCCCTGCGTCTCAATACCGGTTTGCTGCATCTAGAATGTCTGCCAATCTGCTGCGGCTGCTGGCGTCATCGAGCGATAGCCGCTGATATTCTTTGCTTGCGGGTTGGTCTGAACTTCCCTCACCCACGGCCGCGACATGCAGCCATATCGCCAGTCGTCGCCAGCGTGGTCTTCCATGTCGCTGTCCAAATCTTCCGGCCTGTCCTTGTCGTGCTGCAACGCCGGAATGGTTCGAATGCTGTCCGTGCACGTCGAGAAACAAACCAGCATCGGTAACCCTTCGTCGTCACCGACAAACCTGGCGCGCATCTGATCCCAGCCACCGAGCGCGCCGCGCGACGGGACACGCTTGTTGTCGGCCGGGCGGAAGAACACCTTCCCGCCAGAACCGCGCATGATCCGCTCGTTGATCGACGGCCCTCCATCCTCAGCAAACGCCGCCGGATCTAGAACTCCATACGATAATCGCGGATCGTTCTTCTCGCGCTCCCAAATACCCTTGCCGACTTCCTCGGCGTGCAGTTTCAGCCCCGTATTCGGCTTGCCGTCCTGACAGCCGTACCATTCGCGATAACGAACCATGCAGCCGCGTGGCAGCCAGCCAACAGACGGAAGCTTGAAGCGATCACCGACAACAGCCCACCACCCGAACGAAAACGGCTTTGCAGAGCCCCAGTCGCCCGACCTGAACCGCAGCCAATCTTGCGGGATCGCAAACGGCGTAACGACATGGCGCTTTGCATCCCAGCAATCGAAGAACGCGCCTTCGATAACGTCCCAGTCGCCCCAGCGCATGGCCTGTACCAGCGCCGCCGACCCAAGACCCTCAAGGCGAAGCTCATAACCCGGATCGTCCTCGCCCATGCTCGGATTATCTTCGAGCCGGGCCGGGATATACTGCCGCAACATGCCGCCCTCGTTGGCCGGCATCCGCCGCAATTCCATTGGCTTGCCCGATGTAACAAAGGTCATCTTAACCCACAGATGCCCGATGTTGCCGGGGTTTGCGCCGCACAAGATGCGCGGGAACTTGCCGACATAATCAGCGGGCAACGTGATGCCGACCATGCGAACGCGATTGCGGAGAAACCGATACATTGTCTCCGAAAAGTGCGTTAGCTCATCAACGATCAGGACGTGAATTTCTGCGCCCTGATATTTGTAGATGTCCTTCTCGTCCTTGCAGTGGCACAGATAAATCTTCGATCCGTTCCAGAAACGAATCTCATCCTCAACAATCGTGCACCAGCCCTGAACGACCCAGCCCGCCAGCATGGCGCGGAACCCTTTCGGCCCCTCCATGTGGTTCTTGACCAGATCGTCACGGATGCGACGAAACAAATAAACCTGGAGACCCGGTATCGCCGTGCACCAGACAATCGCAGCAATTCGCATCAGGTGCGATTTACCGCCTCCCGCCGCGCCTCCGTACAAGCATTCCGTGGCCTGCGTTTCGAACGCCTGCCATTGCCTAGGATGAAGATGAAGGTTCAGGGCGTCCGGTGAGGTTGATGATCGGGACGAGCGGAGCGCCGTCTGCACCAGTCACCTCTTGAATCTGCTTATCCCGCCACTGATCCGGCCGGCGGTTCTTCAACCAGAAGATTTGAGCCGTCGTATCCGGCGGGCAATGTTCGCGGTACGGCGTCTCGGTCACCGAGCCTTGGAAGCTGCTGAAATGCACCGCGTCGTAGCTGTATCCGACCGCACGCTGGTACAAACTGCGCTCAACGCGGTCGTCAGAAGCCTCTTTCCCGGTTTTTAGGGCCTGCAAAAACTCTGGATGCCGGGCCTTCCAATTCGAGATGGTGCGAATGCCAACCGCGAAGAAATCGGCTAAGTCCTCGTCGGTCGCACCGAGCAAGCACAGCTTTTCGGCCTGCTTCACATACTCTGCTTTGAACTTCGAAGGCCGTCCGCCTGCCATTATGCAGCCATCTCTCGCTTCGAAGGCAGCCCCAGCCGAGATCTCAACGACTTGTTCTCTTCCTCAAGCATCGACACAATGCCAAGAGCTTCATTCACACCGGAGAACGGGCCATGAGACATACCCAGCACGTCGCGTTCTGGATGTTTGAAGCAAGCGTCATGGGCCGCTTGAAGCGCCTTTAACGCACGGTCATACATTGGGCGATTAATCATCCCCATCCCCTCAAAACAAAACCCCGCCTGTCGGGGCGGGGTGTGTGGCATCTCGCGGGCCGGTCATCAACCGGCAACTCGATTGACTAACGGGCCACGCCTAACGGATTTTCAGCGTCTTGCTATCTGATAGCCCGGCTGGCGAGTATGTCCCAGCGTCCGCGAGAATCAAAAGCGCCCGAGAAGCTGAGCCTCCGGGCGCGGGCAAATCACTTGCCATTAGCCGAAGATTGAATCATCAACGGTCCCCTGTCAATACCCCGCTTCTGTGTCTCGACGATATCCCCAAAGCGGCCAACTGATAACTCCGTTGCCGGTCCCGTCCAGCCTTCCGACGATGCACGAATGTCATCCTCCACCTCGACTAGCACGCCGTTGCGCCGATACGTTTTCGGCTGGTTCGGAACGATAGGTGCGCTTTCCAGTTTCCAGAGCCGCACAAGGTCATCCAGTGCTTCGATCATGCGGCCGGACACATACCCCTCGGCACGTCGTCCTGACAGCGCACCGCCCGTCTGCGACCAATCGTTGGCTACATCCTCGATGCGTCGGCCCTCGCCGACCAGAGCAATCATCATCCTCGAGCCTATCGGACCAAGCTCGCGGATGACGCGCGACAATTCCTGCGATGCCCGGATCAGATCATCCGAGATCGGATCACCAGCGCCGCCGCCGTCAACCGGCTCCTTAGTGGTGTCCATAGCCTGATTGCGACCGACAGATGCCGTCTCCCACAGTTTGCGGAATCGGTCGCCTGCCTGTTTCTGCGATGCGTCGATCCGGCCCCGGCTGTGCATGTGATCGATTGATGATTCCCGCACATTGACCTTGGCGGCATAGCGCTGCCCGGCCTCAAGAGGGTCATCAACCATGCGCTCGCCAAGCTCGACACGTCCCTCTGCGCCGTAGGACAGGTACGGAACGCGCTTCCTGGATTTTGCCATATCTCGTCGCCCCTCGTTTCAGTCCAATCAGAATCCAAACCGCCCTACGCCCCACAAAGATCAACTCCCGCGACCAACGGATGCCGGGTCGGGTCATGCTAGTGCCCCATGGAGCGCAGTTGCGGAACGGGCACATCGCCATGCATCACCGGATCGGCCGGCTGATATCCAGGTGGCCATTCGGTTTTGAAATACCAGCCACCATTGCGGTCACGCGGCGCTGATTTGCCCTGCGTCGATTGATAATATCGATCCCATGCGTCCAATTGCGTACTTTCAGGCTTGGCGTAGTGCAGCGCCTGCAACGCCTCTGCGGCTTTCTCGGCATCAATCGGCGGCGGCTTGCCGGCGAACTCGGCGGATTTATCCATCCAGTTTTCGGCCGCCATATCCCAATCAGCGCAGATGCGCGCGTTTTGCTTGGCATGGCGGATGAACCGCTGTTCCTCGCGGTCAACCTCGCCTCCGGTAAAACCTAGCTTGGCACCGTAGGCCCTCACCCGCTCCGAGAATTTGAACCCATCGGGAATCTGCTGGCGTGGTTTCTTCCGAGATTTTCTTTCAGAGGTTTGGTCTGGCCCGGTCGCGTCATCGACGCGTCCTTCCATACTAACTTTCCTTTCCTTTCCTTTCCTTTCCTCCCTGCGCGTCACTGACGGCTGTTGCACGCGTGCCGACGCGTCACTGACGCGTGATTTTTCATCAGTCGGATCAGGAAATGCGCTCGCTGCTTCGCGCGGGTTGACATGCTGATGTGCGCCGAACGCTGGAATGTATGCCAACCCGTCACCGTACAAGCACACGAGCCCACGCGTTACTAACGCGTCACAGAGCGCGTCAATGTCGCAGTCGTCGCCGGGGAGATAACGCATCTTGAAGGTGCGCGGTTTCCATGCCATGCGACCTTCACGGTCAGCCTCGCACCACAGCGCGATGTAGAGCAGCCGCGCCATCGGCTCTAGCTCTACAATATCCTCTGACGTGAAGAAGTCTGGTTTAATGGTGCGTATGCGAGCCATGGTCACCCTCGACAGTTTGGTTCGGCGTAACGAGACCAAACCTCTTTTCCGCCCAAAACACGCCAGACACGTCGAGGATGTCATCGACAAGTCGAGGGCTATCAACGGTCACCGATAGAAGCGACCGAAGGCCAATGCAAAGAATGTGTATTGCGCTTATGGGATCGTAGTTGAACCACTCTCCGTGAAGACGCTTTTCGGCCTGCGTTTCATGGAATGCTCGCTCAAGATCAAGAGCGCATGACCGGCTCGGCATCTCGAACACCCACGCCAGTCCAATCTTGAACGGGCAAGCGGTCTGGATATTGTTCATCCGATGGTCAACGCTTTTTGAGATGCCGACTTTGACGGGGTTTGTCAGAATCCCATTCTCGAGTTTTGCAAAGACATACACCCAGTGAGTATCGTCCATCACGCGATTCCCAGCGCGGCGAGATACGTTTCAACGAGTGCGTCGTGCTCGGCCTGTTTCTCGGCGTCGGCCCGCTGACGCTTGATGACCGCGCGCAAAGCCTTCACGTCGTAGCCGGCGGACTTCGCCTCCTGATATACCTCCTTGATATCGTCACCGATCTCCTTGCGCTGATCCTCAAGGTTGTTGATGCGTTCGGTGAGTGATCGAAGCTGATTATGACCGATGGTTGCCGCTTCCGTCATTGCGTACCCCTTGCTTGTTAAAACTGACAGGCTCTAAAGCCGTGGGTCGATAAGAGACGCGCTATTTTCGCGGCGACTTGCGACTCTCTGCCTCGCCAGTTGAAATCGTCGTTCCACCAGCTTTGGGGCATTCATGTTTTCTCGATCAGTCCCCCATTGGAGATTCTCGGGCCGGTTATTCCTGGCATTTTCATCGAGATGCATGCAGAGATTTTTGTCTGATGGCTCGGGTCCATTAAACGCCTCGCAGATGAGACGATGAACTTTGTATGTCTTGCCCGTTACCTTCCAAAAGAAGATGTATCGATGCCCGTTCCAACTACCGAGCCGTGGCTTTCCTATGAAATGACGCACCCCACCACGCGCACAGGGATCAGTTCTCGGAGCGATCTTGATGCGTCCGTAAGATGAAGCCAAAAGACCTGGCACGCTGGGAACCGGTCGCCACGTTTCTTCGTCGAACATTGATGCTATCCACCCTTGAATGAGGCGGGCAATCCTGTACGCCGATATACTAATCCGCCGCCTATCTTCATCTTGAAACGCTTGGTGTCGTAGAAGCCGCGAGAGGGCTTCCGTTCATGCAGAACTAACTTCTTTCTGACGCGGGCCACCTTGGCCTTGATCTTCACATCGATTGCCGTCTTTGCTCCATGGCACTCATGGCAAAGCAATTGCAGATTGGATTCGCGGTGCTCGCCTCCAATGATCAACGGCGTTGCGTGGTCGAACTCGGCACGGAGCGCACCACCCACCTTGCGAGTGCATTTCACGCAACAGTCGTCCGAACGCTGGGCAATGCGGTCCTTGACGCGCGGTGGGATTGCCGCATCATCAGTCTTGCCAATCCATTCTGGAACGGCGCGGCTCATGCGGCCTTCCCCTTCGCCATCTGGCGCAACGTCGCCGCAGCCGCTTCTAACGCCGGCAATCGATCCTCCGCGATATGAAGGTCCATTTCGCTGCGACGCTTGGCTGCTACGAGATTCCGCAAGTTATCGACATGACCTCGCAGATTGGCTGCGGCTGTCTCTACTGCGGTTGCTTGCTGATCGAGGGTTATCTTCATGCCGCCTCCCTATCAAGGCTCACGCCTTTCTCAGCGCACCAGGAATAGATGAACTCGATCAGGTCGCTGAACTGCGATTTCGTCAGGCGTGAGGATCTGAACCCGACCGGGAATGGCCTGCCATCCAGCCCCATTTCGAACTGCACCGCATGGCCGCACGCGCTCATGAACAGGCATTTCCAGACTTCCGGCGTATGCCTGCGCCCTTCCGGCTTGGCGCGTGAGATATCCGATAGAACGGACCAAAGAAGCGCATTCTGATCCGTGGTGCGCGTGGCCTCCTTGACGGTCATCACCGCACCCATAGGCGCACGATCGATCAACGCTTTGGCGTTGGCCCGCTGCGACTGTGAATGAAGGATGACCGTTTGCATCAGCGAAACTCCGGCGCGAACGGAATCGCATCATCGAGAGCGTCATTGCCGCGCGGCGCGCTGCCTTGCGACTTGCTATCTTTTTCCTCGGCCGGGAAAAGCGTGATGTATGCCTGCCCATCGCTACCGGTCAGCGGAAGCGCACTCAACACGACGTTGAACCGGCCATTCTCGCCGGGAAAGGCAACGCCGATCCGGGTACTACGCCATTTGCCGCCCTTGTCCTTGCGGCTCACAACCGCATCATATCGTTCAATCATGCTGCTTTCTTTCCTTCGAGGGCTTCGAGACGGGTTTTGATAAAGGCCATCAGGTCATCCAAGTCCGCCTTGGCGATCTGAAAATCACGGCGCGCGGTTTTCTGCTCATTCGAGCCCCACCATTCGCGCAACCGCTGCGGATCATTCGCGGCACGGATAAACTCGCGAGTGCTGGCAATGAAAGTCGCGTAGCTTTCGTCCTGTTCATCCGCCACGCTGGATTGCGTCTTGTCGTACAGCGCCAGCCCGAACTTGTTGCCGAACGTCATGAAGGCGCGCTTCATGGCGTCCGTCTCGGCTTCCTTGATCGCGCTCTCATGGGCTTGGCCTAGATCGCGGTCGATACCATGGCCGGCGCCGCAGCCTTCCCGCGCTACGCCATCAACGATTACCCGGACCTTGCAGATGTATGTGACGCCAAAACCTGGATCTTTCCGCTGTCCGATCTCGCGCGGGCTTTCGGAAACGCATTTGATGTCGAGCGTTTCGCGCGTCCACTTGTCGAATCCAAAGATGCGGTTGGCCTCGGCAATGACGTGCCAACCTTCAACGTAGCTGACAGTCGCGCCGCCCTGCTTGCGTTCTTTGACCGCGCCGCGCGACAACGGGCCGTCCA